TCGGTCAGACCGTAGGAAACGCACGTCGCGGCCAGCGCGATCAGCCCGTCGCCGGTCTGTGCGAGCTTGCTCTCGGCGGGGACGTGGAACGTCAGCCAGCCGAACAGCCGCCCGATCAACCAGCCCGCGCCGATACCTGCCACGATCTCCCATGCGACGCGGTAGCTCAGCCACTCGGCGAACCACGGCTCGCCGGTGCTGGCGACGGCAGCGAGTGTGATCGCGAGGTGCACGAACGGAAAGGCGAGGCCGTCGTTGAGACCTGCTTCCGATGTCAGGCCGAACCGCACCTCGTCCTCGTCCTCGCTCTTGGGCGGGCCAACCTGGATATCGGCGGCGAGTACGGGATCGGTCGGTGCCAGGCTGGCAGCGAGCAGCAGGGCGATTGCCCAAGGCAACCCCATGCCCCAGCCGATCAACCCGGTGATCGCAAGGATACCAAGCGGCATGGTCAGGGCGAGCAGCCGCCAGGTCACCATCCATTCGCGCCAGCGAAACACCCGATCGATCTTCAGTCCTGCGCCCATCAGCGCGATGCGGGTCGGTGATCCCCTGCGAGAGCTGTTCGACCTGGGTCTTGATGAACGCGTCCGTGCGGCCGGTCCCGCCGATCGTGTCGAGCCCCTGCTTCGCGCCCTCCACGGCCATGTTCTGCCGCAGGCCGTCCTGCAACTTGTTCGTCGCGTCCAGCACCTTGCCGGCCTCGCCGATCTCCTTCTCGCGCGCGGCCTCCGCCGCGAACGTGTCGCCCACCTGCCCGATCGCCCCGGCGACGCTCTGCATGGTCCGGCCGATGCCTGCGCCGAACGCCTCGGGCGTGGCCGCGCTCGCGTCCTGCCGCTGGTCCGGCGCGCGTTCGGTGCGGATCGTGTTGTTGTTGACGACTGGTACAGAAATTGCCACGTCCGGCCCCCTACTTCATCTTGTACCAGTTGGACGCGACGGAGCCCGCGCCCGAGATCAGTGAGCCCATCGCGCCGATGCCGGCAGCAGTCTGGGCGTTGTTGCCCTGCATCTGCTTGAGCGTGGCCGACGCGTTACTGTTGCTGGCCTGCGCTTCGAACTGCGCCGCCTCGCGCTGCGAATTGACGCCGATCGTCTTAGCGTCGAGTTGGCCGAACTGCGCCATGTCGCCCATCACCTCCAGCGGCGAGCCGAAGTTGCCCTCGATGCCGCGCGAGGCGTACGACGCCCGAGCCCGGCCGAGCGCATCGGCGTTCTTGCGCATCTGGGTCTGCTGGTCGGCCGCGCCCCGGTCTACTGCGTCACGCGCCTGCCGCTGCGACAGGATCGCGTTGTTCCGGTCCACCGCCGCCTGATAGTCGGCCGCGTCCTTCTGGGCCTGTCCCTGCTGCATCTGGCCCATGGCCCCGATGCCGGCGCTGGCGATGCCTGCGATTAGCGAGATAACTTCACACATCGGGGGCCTTCATCCAGAAGCGGTGAAACGGGCGGCGCAGTATGCCATACGGCACCGGATCTTCCACGGTAAAGCCGAGCCACTTCAGCCAGCGGATCGTGTGATCGGCGCGGGCGTCCACGTAGTTTTCCAGCCATGGGTACGCGGCTCTGACCTCCGGCATCTTCTCGACGCAGTAGCGGATGAACACGGCTGGGTTCAGGTCGAGGACGTGTGAGCCGATCAGCCACGGCGCGCGCTTACCGCCAAGGTTCGCCGGGGACACGCCACCGATGAACGCCACCTGCCCGCCGATCTCGCCTGCCCACACGTGGTCGGACGCCTCGACGCACCGCGTGATCGCGTCGAGCGGTAGCGACCCGGATGTGGCTTGCAGCTCGCGCCTATCCGTCGCTCTGATCGTCGCCGCCAGCGTCACCACGTCGCCCGGCTTGACGTTCCTTACCGTCAGAGAATTTGGGTCTGTCTGCGTCGCCACCTGTCTCGAACTCCGGTGATACCGCGAGGATGGTCGCCGGCAGGAGCCCGGCCGACACGCTCACGCGCCCCTGATTATTCCAGTCGCCGACGAACCGCGCCTCGAACGCGCCGGTAAACAAGCCGTTCACAAGCTGTTCGTTAAACTGCGGTATCGGCTCGTGGATGTATGAATATCCGTCGTTGCCCGGCCCGTAGTGCAGGCCGATAGTCTTATCCACGTGGATAATGATCTTGGTCGGATTGCGCAGCTCTCCGTTCAATGCCGGCGCGCCAACGTCGATATCGAGGGTGGTCAGCAGCGCATCGTACGGCAGGCCGAGCGTGACTTTCGACCCGGGGAACGGCAGCGCCACGGACCCGCCGCCGACGACGAGGCCGTTCACCGGCTTGCCGTCCACGACGCCGCCAACCGTGCGGCCTTCAAGGTGCCCCAGGCCGGACACTGCGGCCACGGGCGGCCCGTCGCGGGACAGCCCGGCGTCCACGAAGAACGCATCCGCCGGGCTATTCACGATCCGGGTGTGCTGGCGTTCGACGTACCGCCGCGTCACGCCGCCGACCGTGCGCCGCACGACGGCGTACACCACGTCCTCCTGGTCCTCCGCGACGACAGCGACGCTCTCGAATGCGCCATCAGTCGTGAACTCGGACCAGCCCAAAACCTCCTGGTCCTTGAGGTATGTGCAGGCCAGCATAGAGCCGTTGGACAGCACGAAGTACAGGCACGAGAACGGCACGCTAGCGAACGCCATTTGTGTAATCACCGCACCTTCCAATAGGTGCCGGGACAACAACGACATCTCGACGCCGCGATACTTGTTCGTTCCAAAATCATACGCGATCGAACGGACCATCTGCCCCTTGGCCTGGACAAACACGACATCGTCCAACACGACGATAGGCGAGATGTTTTCCGAGCACCCGAACGCCGACTGTTGCCGGGCGTCGATCGTCGTCGGCGTCAGCGTGCCACTGTCGTCCCCGCGAATACGGAACTCGCCCGAGATCGTGAAGCACAACAGATCCTCGGTCGGGACGAAGAACAGCACGTCCTGCCTCTGCCGGCTGGCGAGCGCCATCACAATCGCGTCGCTGGCCTTGCTCGGGAACGTGGTGTCGAAGTTGTTCAGATCGCCGGCCTGGGACAGGTCGATCCGGTTCGCCTTGGCCGGCGGCCCGCCGAACACGGTGCGCTGCTGAAAGATGGTCGAGGCGCGCGGATAGTTGCCGGCACCGACGAACGGAAACTGCCCCTTGCTCGGGCCGTTTGCCGTGTCCGGCGTCGCGTTCAGATCGCGCCAGTAGACCAGACCGTCGCCCTCGGGCGGCTGGCTGGCGTCCACGATCCCGACGAGGCCGAACAGCGCGCCCTTGGTGGACTTGTAGATGCGGAAGTTCGACGCGCCCGGCGTCTTCACGAACCCGACATCGTTGGAGAACCCGCGCAGGTACAGGTCATTGTTGACCGTGACCGTGAACAACGGCGGGCTTTCACGGCCGGATGCAGCATCAACAGCCGTCACCGTGTAATTGCTGATGTACGGATAATAGAACTCGGTCGGATACGGGTCGCCGTTACCGTCTTTGCCCGTCTCAAGCGGACGCGTCTGAAACCGTCCAACCAGATAAGCCGGGCTATCTACAGCCGGAACGGTCGCATAATTCGAGAACGCCCAATTATCGAGCGCGAACCGAGACAGCTTGCGGGGCGGGTGCGCTTGGTGCGTGATCGTCAGCACGTCGTTCGACTGCTGGAACACCATCGCCTGGACCTGATCGAACGTGTACGGCGTCGCCAGGAAGTATCGAGCCCCGTCGCTGCCGGCGATGTACCGGCCCCGCCGGATCACCGACATATACAGGTTGCCGAACTCCAGAACGCACGTGTCGCGGCCTGACAAGGTGAATTCAACGAGCCGTACGGGAGCGCTCTCGCCGCCACCCGTGACGCCGACGAACTCGAAGCCGGCCCGGTTGGAGATGCCGCCGAACGGCAGGATCTGCCAGTTCTTCAGCCGCGCCGCGCCCATCTGATATTTCGCCAGATCGACGCGCGCGTGCAGCTTGGGGTCGATCTCGCCGGCAGTGAACGCAGGCTGGATCCGCTTAGCCATTCGCGTCGGCCTCGTTCACGACCTTGAGCCGCACCAACTGGTATTCGACCCAGCCGCCCGCGCCGGTCCCGACGCAGAGCACGTTGTCCACGAAGTTGAAGAACGTCGCGCCCTCGGCCAGGAACGACTTCGACTTGGGGCTGGGGTTCGGCCGCATTCCGGCCGCGTACGAAACCATGGAGCGCGGCGCGCCCATGAAGATGTAACCGCGCGCCATCTTAGTTGTCCTCCTGCACGTCGTATTCCGCCTCAACGTAATGCTGCGACGGATCATCCACGACGAGCGTGCCGTCGTATTCGATGCGGCCGCCGACGCTCTCAACCCAGAAATCGGACGACGACAGGAGCTGCGGCGTCGGCTCGACAGGAGCGGTCAGTCCCGGGATGTAGGCCGGCAGGATCGAGGATCCGGGGCCTGGGCCGGTAATCATCGGCGGGGTCGGGTTGACTTGTGGCGAGCCGGGCAACGCGCCCCACGGGGCAAATTGGCGGCTCTGGCCCCATGCTCCCACCGCAAGCTCGCGATCCTGGCGGGTCAAGGACAGGATACCGCGCGCGGCCAACCAGTCCGGGACGCGCTCGTCCAGCTCGCCCATATCCTCGTTCGCCGCGTCGGCTCGGGCCTTGTCGCGCAGCATCTTTGCCGCCGCCCGCATGGCTATCGTCGCGTCGCCCTTGCCCGTGAGCGGGGCCGCGATTAGCGCCGCCAGCTCGTGCGCCAGCAGCAGCGTGAACTCGGGATCGTACTGCGCCGGATCCACATCCCACCGGGTGTAGATCAGCGTCCCGGCCGGGCGGCGGGTGAATACCGACCCGTTCGCCAGGGTGAACCGCACGTCGTATTGCGTCGGGTAGTCCTTCGCGAACCCGCGCACGCACGTCGCGTTCGACGGGTAGGCGTAGGCGAACGCGTGCCCCGGGATCAGCGCGGCCGCGGACGGCACCGCCGCCGCATAGACCCGGGCGAACGGCCAGTCCACGCCACGCAGCGTCGCCCGCAGCGCCAAGGCGTAGAACCGCCGGGCCGCGTTCGCGCGCTTGGTGCGCTCGCCGAACGACAGGATGGCGTCTTGCCCGATCAGGCCGAGCGCGAGGTTCGCCACCTCGACGGGCACGCTGTTGACCGGCGGCGTGTCGCGCGTGGCGTCCGCGCCCTCCTGCTCGCCCTCCTCGGTCCCGGCTGTCGTGATCGCCATCTTGCCGGCCATCTCGGCGGCGTCGGCCATGGCCTTAAGCACCTCGGCCTTGCCCGTCATTGGCAAAGCCATGAGCTGCGCGAGGCTGGCCGCGACGAGTTGCGAGAAGTCCTGCGGCCACTGCGCAGGGTCCTCGACATTCGCCGTCACGACGAACTGGGCGGCCGGCTCGTTCGTGTAGACGAGCTGCGGCGCGCCGATCCCCGGACGCAGCAACTGGTACCGCACCGGCTGCTCATCGTCGGCCGAGCGGATCACGTGCCGGAACGCCGCGCAGTCGGGCATGTCGTAGGCGTACAGCCAGTTGGGTACGCCGCTCGCGCGCACGTTCGCGCCCGGCACCACGGCCCGGGCGAACGGCCAATCGAAGATCCGCAGCGACGCGCGCACGGCCTGCCTGAAGAACCGACGCACGGTGTCGGCCGGCCTGGTCCGGTCGCCCCATGTGACCATGGCGTCCTGCCCGAGCATGGCCAGGGCGGTGTTTCCGATGTCGAGCTGCGCCGACTGGAGCACCGGCATCGAGCGGCCCGGGTCCTCGCCCTCGCCCTCGTTCATGGTCTCGCTGTTCGTGGCCGCCAGCGCCGCGCGCTTGCCGGCATCCTCGGCCAGCTTGCGCATTCCCATCATCAGCTCGGCCTTGCCCGTGATCGGCATGGCGAGATGCGAGGCGAGCGTCAGAGACGCGAACTCCACGAAATCGTTCGGGTACTCAGTCGGGTCCGGCAGGAACAGCGTGCAGGACAGCCACGCCGCATCCTCGTTCGTGAACACCGCCTTGCGGTTCGCACCGCCGATGCTGGTCCGCATGAGCCGGAACTGGACCGGCGCTTCCGTGCGGCCGTTCTGGACGACGTGACGGACGATCTCGACGCCGGCCGGTATCTCGTAGGCGAACTTCCAGTTCGGCACGCCCGCGTTGGGGATCTTCGTGCCGATGATGAACTGCCGAGCGAACGGCCAATCGAAGGCCCGGAAGCTCTCGTGCAGCGCCACATCGTAGAAGCGGCGGCAGTTGCTCGCCTCGGCCGTGTCGCCGATCACGCCGCCGTCGTCGCCCGTCACCGGCCGCTGGCGCAGATGGGCCAGGGCCATGTTGCAGAGATCGACAACCGTCGTCGGCATGGGGTGTCCCTCACATAGAAACGGGGCGACCCCGCGAGGCCGCCCCGTTATGCACGAACCCGGACGCGAGCGCTACGCCGCAGCGCGAACCGCGAAGTCCTGCAACTTGGCCCGCCACTCGCGCGCGGCGGCTTCCATGGTGCCAACCTTCTTTACCAGCTCGGTCGGGACGAACCACGACGCGGCCGGGCCGGTGTAGCCGCGGATGATATCGCCCGCGTTGCGGATCGTGTCGTCGTGGTAGCCGGTCGCCGTGACCACCACGTCCTCTTCTTCAAGGTTCGGGTAGGCACGGGCCTGGACCGGGCCGCCCCGGGCGTCCGAGCCCCAGAGCGCCGCGCCGCCGACCGCCGCCACACCACCGGTACCGCCGTTGCTCTGCGGCATCGGCTGGGTGCCCGGGGCGGACGAGACGCCGGCAGGCAGGGGGCGGGTCAGGCGCGGATCGAACGCGGCACCGGGCGAGACCGCGGTCACGTCCTTGGCCTCGTCGGTCTTCGGACCCTCGGCCCCGGCCATCTGGGCGGTCAGGGTCTTGATGAGCCGCTCCTGGGCGTCGAGGCGGGACAGAAGCGCCTTAGCGTCTAGACCCTCCGCGTCCGGTGCCGGTGCGAGACCTTCCTTCACGGAGTCGGTCTGCGCCCCGCCCGGCTGCTTGGCGGCCTCCTTGGACGCCTGCTCGGCCTTGGCCTTCTCCTCGGCCGCCTGCTTGTCGCGGGCCTCCTGCGCCTTGGCGCGGGCTTCTTCGGCTGCGTTTGCCATCAACTTGTGCTCCTTGCGTTGGACCGGGACGGTAGGCCGGCGCTTACGCGCCGATGCCGTTCGGCTGGTCGATGGTCAGGCGGGCCGAGATGTTCCCGGCGGTGAACGGCCCGGTGGCGACCGTGTAGAACACGTCCACGTACCGGGACACGCGGGCCGGAACCGGCAGCTCGCCCAGGAACTTGGCGAGCGCCGCGCCGCGCTTCAAGTTGGCGACCGGCACGGCCGGCAGCAGCAGGGCGACGACCGCGCCCGACATGTCGGCATTTGGGCTGGACCGAAGGCCGATCTGAAGCGTGGCGGCCCCGGCGGCGGCGAAGTCCGTGTCCACGTTGAACACGATCTTGCCCTTGTCGGTGCCCTTCGAGTTGCCGGTGTAGGACGGCGGCCCGAAGTCGATCTGGTTCACGGACGCGGCCGACGCGGTGAGCGCCTGGGCGTTGGAGAGTTCGGTCTGCTTGTCGAGGATCATTTGACGGTAACCCCTTTTGATGGGAGGATGCGGCGTCGAGTTGGGACGCCATCGGATGAAGAAGTCAGACTGCACCCCCGAGCAGTGGGCCGCGCACCGGGCCTATCAGCGAGCATACAGCCAGAGGCCGGAAGCCGCCGAGAAGCGGCACGCGAAGAACCGGGCCGCCGTAGAAGCCGGACGAGAGCGCGAGCGCTACCAGCAGCGCAAGGCCTCCGGCAAGATTGCGAAGCACGAGCGCACCCCAGAGCAGAAGCGCGAGCGCCGCCGCGCCTGGGACGAGAAGTACAACACGCCGGAGAACCGCGCCGCGCGAGCGGAGCGCATTCGCCAGAGAGAGGCCGCGGAGCCGGAGAGGCTTGCCGCCCGGAAGAAGTACCTCAGCGACTACGCCCGCAAGCGCAACACCGGTTTCACGGCCGAGCAGTACGCCGAAGCCATGGAGCGGCAGGGCGGCGGGTGCGCCGTCTGCAAATCCACAATGCGGCTTCACGCTGACCACGACCACGACACAGGCGCTCCGAGGGGGATCTTGTGCGGTCCGTGCAATCAGGCCGAGGGCTTAATCGCACGGACCGGGCTTACCGTCGAAGAATTTGCTAGGCGCCTTGCGGATTACCTAGCAAACCCAACGCTTTAGGCGGCGAGTACAGCGCTTTCTGTATTCAAAATCTGCTCCACCCTCCGCACCGGATCGCCGTCGAACATCATCACCTTCTTGCCGGCCACGGTCTCCCAGGTCAGGTTTAGGCCGATCTTCTCCAGGATGGCGAGGCGCAGCTTGGAGGCGGTGTTCCGCGACATGTACCACGCCCGCTTGCCTGAAGCGGTGCGCAGCTTCTCTTGCGCCTGGATCATCAGGCTCACGAGCGCCTTGAGCTTGTTTACGTCGGACGACAGGTCCGACACGTCGATGTTCGCGATGCGGACGATGTAGCGCCAGTCACGAATGCAGAGGCCGCAGCCCCAGCGGAAGTGATCGCGGTACACCTCGAACCGCGAGCCGTCCGCAAGCTGGTTCGT